ATTAATAACCGCTTTAAGTCGGAATATTGTTTATGTACAATAGCGACGGACAAAGTATAGACAGTGGGGGCTTGGCAACACACACATCAACCCGCTTGATTAACAAGCGACTCGATGGTGGGATGCGAGGGGACGAAATCAATGCCGCCAGGGGGAATGACAACAGTGTCTCCTACAATGGCTGGTAGTGTAACATTGAGTGCGCCACCGAATAGGGTACCGCGAAAGACGGCTTGCAGGTCTTCACGTCTTGTGACGCGGTCCAGTTCTTCGCACACGAGTGTGAGTGTCTCAGTACTGACGCCGAGGTACTGAGCAGCTACTGTGTACGTATTATCCTGATCACCAGGTGCTGGAAAATTCTGGGAACGATCGTACTGTTCAAACCAGCGCTCATCTTGTTGCAGCTCTTGGGCGTATTTTTCGAGATCGGGAGGGCGAGAAACAATTCGCACTACTGCGAGTGCCCAGTGCTTGAGAAACGGTGTCTCAGGGTCTGTTAACAAGTACCCAATAGCACGGCGGTAGCAAACGACGGTCGCGGGCACGCCCGCGGCTGACCCTGTCAGATGTAGCTTGGATGTCTGGCGGAGTGGTTCGGTTATACTACCGTAACCGCCCTGCCAACACTCAAGGAACAACCGGCTGAGAAATGGTACAGGTTCGTCGCGTCGGACAAGACCTGCCTTGATGGTGAGTCCAATTTTACGCGCAATGCGCATATAACTGGCCTGATTGACACCAACAGTTAACCCGTCGTCTCCGCAATAGATCCCTAGCTGCTTGAAGGCTTGATCATGCGTCATTTTCCTGGTGATTCGCAGAGCAATATATGCGACCAGCATATTGTCAAAGCTATTAAACAAGCTCGTTTCAGGGCTCCCTGATAAACGGGAGAAACCTGTCTCGTAGCGTTGACCAGTACCGGTGAATCCTGTAGTCTGAAACTGTGAATCGTATAGTCTCACGACCTCATCATGATATTGCTCCGCGAAAAAAGCTTTGAGGAGCATGCGTTCGACATCACACAGCCATTTGCTGTGGGTTCCGTCGAATCGGGAGAAGTCTGTCGGTATCACAAAATCCGCACCGACCAGTATCTCTGTTACACGCTCCGCAATTGCAAGTGGTGTCTTGGAAGGACCGTAGCAAGCCAAGGGGTAAAACACTGACTCTGCTAACTGGTAAGTATACGGACTATACCGTATCTTAACGTCAGCGCATATCGTTGATATATTGCGTGGATCAGTGACTTTGCTGTAAGCCTCGACTTTCTGGAAGGAGCTAACGATAGTCTTGATAGTGTAACCCATGTGATTCACATTGATGTCAAAAATGCGTACTTGGGTTGGGCGATTTTGCCGTTCTCGGACTGCCTCGAGCGACATAGGTACGCCGGTTCCTCGCAAGGGACCGACTAACCCATTAATCAACTCAGCGGCAAGCGCGGTGAAGTTAGGGGGTGGTACAACTTCATTACGCACTGTCTCGATACGTCCGGCGATGGCAGCTCGATCATTGGCTACACAACGCGTAGGCACGGCGATTTCGCGAGACCAGGGTTTAACTCCTTCAAACACCTCTCGCATAGTGGGCTTCACCTCCTCCATGAGGTGTTCAGGGTGCACAACAGTAAAGTGGCAGCTCACTGGCTCTGGTACAGTGATTTTGTTCTGATATGCTGTGAACAAAGCTGGCACTTGCTCAAAGGCTGAGACCCACATCTGCGCGTCCAGGCATGGGTTACACTCTTTGGCCCAAATCGGATAAAATTGGGCTTGCGCGTGTGCACGTAGGATCATCTCGGAGCCACCAACTGGAGCAGAGTTCTTGGCACGTGTCACCTTACCGAACATGGCGGTTACCACTACCGCTGGTGCAACCACGGAATGTGATTGTCCAACACGGCCAATAGAGACGAACTCGGAAGTGACTTTCTTGTCTGTTCGTATATAATTCGAGATGTTCCACCCTCCATGTGAGATCTTGCGGCGACCCAATCTCTTACCCGGTAAGAACCATCCTAGGATCCCATAGACGGTACGTCGAGGTATGAGGGCGATCAGGCGCCGATTCACATCATTTGGACTGATTATGCCTTCAACGGCATAAACAACTGTCTTCCACCATGACGAGACTACGAGGTGGTCACTTCCGTAGTCCCATAGTGGATGTTGGTATCTTGCCTCTCCGTGGACCTTCATGTCGACTTGGTCACCAGTGATCGTGTAGACTCCATCTGGCACGCTTCCACTAACCCGAAGGGGTACGAATGTATAAAGGAACATTGGCAACCCTTTGAGCATGTAGTAAGGCATGTCCACATAGTAATCCACATCAATCATTTTTAACGCGATCTGACGTCCTTCGAGTGAGTCGAACCGCGAGTGACTGAGTGCATCTTTTCCGGTGTAAATGGCCCGGCTTCCTAACACTCCGTTTCGTTCGTCAGCACCCGACATACTCACAGAGTAGGGTGCAAAACCAGATAGTGAGCACAATCGATTGATTGCGCAGTCACACACTGATCTATCCCCCGCAGCCTGTGGATGCGAATGCCTACTCGGAAATTCCCGAATGTCATCAAACGAAACGTTGCGGAAAGCCTGGCGCAGTGTATCAGCATGCAAAACGGAGCAATAATCAATTGCAGAACTGAACCACTGCGGAAACGCCTGGTATTTAAACCAACGACCGACATCGCAGGCTAGATGTTTAATTAGCCATGCGGTCGGCACGATTAGTACGGCGCCACCAACAACGCGAGGAACTGTGATATGCTGTAGAATCGACATA